TATGGCAACACCGATATCAAAGGATCCTATGGTAATACTGATTTACAAGGATCATACGGTAATACCGATATCAAGGGCTCGTATGGCAATACCAATCTACAAGGATCTTACGGCAATACTACTAATACCGTTAGCGTTGGCGGTAATGGAAACAACGGCAATGCACCAACAAAAATAATAATCAATCTTACCATAGAGATGCCGGCTACCAAGTAAGATTACAGGAAAACATAATGTTAGAAACTATCTGTGACATAATGAGCGATGCTTACAAGCGTAACTGGATTACCAGTCGTGATGGTAATGTAAGTATCCGTCACCACGATCGTGATCACTTTTACATCACACCCAGTGGTGTGCGTAAGCAAACACTACAGCCTGATCAGTTTAAGAAGATAGCAATAGTTGATGGCAGTTGGCGAGAAATGGAATACACTGATATCAGTGCTAATCTAAGACCCAGTGGAGAAATTCCCCTGCACTTTGGCCTACAAAAGAAAATGGGACAACATGCAGGAGAAGTGCGTGTGATAGTACATGTGCATCCTACCTACTGTATTGCGGCCATGCATGCCGGTATTGATCTCAGTACTGTCAGTGCGGCATTTCCTGAATTGAATCGCTATACTAGAGTAGCACCTAATGTGGGCGATGTTGCTCCTATCAGTCAAGAGCTTGCAGACCAGTGTCACAAAATGTTACAATTAGACGGCGACGGTAACATTACTTATGATATCGTAGGCATCAAAGGACACGGAGTAGTTGCCATTGATACCAGCCCATGGCGTGCCTATGAGCATATTGAACGCTTGGAGCATATCTGCAAGATTGTGTTGGCTTCTGGTAACTATGGAAAGTAAACAATTTGCTTGGTTACCTGTGCAAGTTACTAGCGGCGCTTGGATTTGGTTTAAAAGTTACTGGCATCATCGTAATCTATATGATGAAACCACCGGTAGACCTCCTATAAATAGCTACGCCTTTGAATGGACCGAAACAACACAGGAAAAAATTCTGCGCTTGTTGAAACAAGGCATTAGACACAATAGAAACGTCTGGAATACACCAGAACTAACAGAACAAGATGAAACATGACCTATACTAAACTAAAAGAATTTTCAGTGGTCTACACTGACCGAAGTCTCAACCACATGAGCGATGAATTTGTTGCAGTCATGCAGGATGTCAGCCGAGTGCTCAAAACAGTTTACCATGCTGCCAGTGCGGCGATCGTGCCAGGGTCGGGCACCTTTGGTATGGAAGCAGTGGCCCGCCAGTTTGCCAACGATGCTCGAGTGCTAATCATACGCAACGGTTGGTTCAGCTACAGATGGACTGAAATATTTGACATGGGTGCGATTTCAGACGATGTCACAGTCATAACCGGACAGGCGGTTGCAGATCAATATCAAGCCCAGTATCAACCACCGGCCATTGAGGATGTGGTAGCTTGGATACATACCAACCGACCCGGCATAGTGTTTGCTCCGCATGTGGAAACTTCAGCTGGTATGATCCTGCCTGATGACTACCTGGCCCAGATTGGGGCAGCATGTGAGTCCGTGGGTGCCTTGTTTGTGTTGGACTGTATCGCTTCGGGTGCGGCCTGGGTTGATATGGAAGTATGTGGAGTCGATGTGCTGATCACTGCTCCACAAAAGGGTTGGACCAGCACACCCTGCTGTGCCCTAGTGGCCATGAGTGCTCGAGCTCGTAAGGCAATCGACACTACTGTCAGTACCACCTACAGCATGGATCTGAAAAAATGGCTCAGCATTATGGAAACTTACGAGTCGGGTCGGTTCATATATCATACCACTATGGCCACTGACGGTATCCGAGAACTGCGTGACACCATGCTGGAAACAGAACAACTAGGATTCGATCACCTAAAACAACAACAGTATGCATTGGGACAACAAATACATGACCTGTTGGAATCATATGGCTATCCTCGTGTGGCCGCTGAAGGATTCCGAGCACCAGGCGTGGTAGTGTGCTATACTGAAGATGATCGCGTCAAAGATGCTACAGCCTTCCGCCAAATTGGCTATCAAACTGCCAGCGGAATTGCACTCAAAGTAGGTGAGCGATCGGACTACAAGACCTTCCGCATTGGCTTGTTTGGCCTGGACAAGTTAAATAACATACCTGCGACTGTTGACAGTTTAAGACAGGCCTTAGAACAAATCAAACAAGGAAAATAATATGAAACAAGGTATTTGTACACAATGCTAAAACGATTCTTTCTTTGGATGCAACGTGACGAAGGCTGGAAAACAGTCCTAGCCGTGGTCTATGCCATCATATGCCTGGTAGACTTTGTGATCATGCCCATAGCTATTACAGCGGCCAAAGGTACCGGTTGGAAAGAATTTGTTGCTACGGAACTGAGACACTTTGATCCTGCCATGCAACAACAAATAGTACAAGCAGTAACACGAGATTATGCGCCATTTACCTTGTCAGGTAGTGGAGTATTCCATTTGGCATTTGGCGCCTTGCTGACCGGCAGTGCCATAGCTAGAAAAACATCCACAGAGGAAAAATAGCATGGCCGTAAATCAGATTTTCAACTTAAAGAATACTAGCCTAGCGTCTTGGCGCCAAGGTGATCAAAACAGCGGCTACAGTCAGTGGTTGCGTGACAATGGAGTATGGCGCACTGATGGCAAAAATATCGATGTCACGACCACTGTGTACTTTCCCGGTGACGGCTATTACAACTTCAAGTATGCCGCCGACAACTATGCAATCTTTAGCATTGACGGCGTTGACCTTCCCAAGAGCGGCCCTTATAGCCAAATGACCAGTCAGGTAATGTGGATTGGCGGCGGCAATCATACCATGCGTTGTCGCGGTGTAGACACAGGTGGTGATAAATCCTGTGCCATGATTATTGATGACGACACACAGTTAGTTCGCATCTGGAACTTGATGAACAATGGTTCTACAAACTGGCAAAACAATCCAGTTAATGTGGTGCGCCAGCCTACTCAAGGCAATTATTGCCAACTGTTGAATGACAATGGTGTTTGGATCAGTAGTGGCGACACTTTTGACAACACTTGGATGGTTGACTTTCCAGTTGATGCCTACTACAACTTTAGAGGATCAGTGGATGATTCGGGTCAGGCTTGGATAGATAATCAACAGTTGGCTGACATTGGTGGGCAGACCAAAGAATACAATACTACCAAGTTTATCACAGCAGGTCGAAAAGCCCTGCGACTCACTGGCAAAAACAACAAAGGTGCCAAAGCGGCCTGTATGATTATTGAAGGCAACATAAAAGATCTGCTTGCTTCCAAAGCCGGTGTTGACTCAGCTATGGCTACTACCAATCAAGCACAACAGGACATGAATGCGGCCAAGGCCCAAATGGATCAGGCAAGATGGAAACAAATACCTATGAGTACTGTTTCTATCAGAACTTCAAACTCAGGTGGTTATAATTCTGCGTCGTCTAAAAATCTTGTAATGAATCTAGATGCGTTGAACTACACTTCTGGTGCTACATGGACTGACAGTAATAATAGATTTAATGCTACCTTGACACAATCTCCAGGATACGTCAGCGATCAAGGCAGTTACTTCTCTTTCGATGGCACTAGTCAGCGTGGTAATATAGGTATGCCAGTGACCAACGACATGACCTGGATCATATGGTTCAACACTACCAGTACTGCGGGCAATCCAAATGCTCCGTGGTATCAGGCTCCAATGATGGTGGGCGGTGAACTGGGAGGTGATGTTGCTGACATGGGTATTTGTCTAGCACAGGGCCGTATTATATTTGGCATGGGTCAGCCCGATACCACATTTGTATCTACTAAATCTTACAATGACGGTGCGTGGCACCAATTGGCTGTTACTCGTAATACTGCCACTGGACAAGCACAGATTTTTGTAGATGGTGCGTTAGACAACACACATAACAATTTTCCAAAAGGCACTAGAATCAATACTGGATTGGGAATTGCGGCCAATCAAGACGGCAACGCAAAGTTCCAAGGCAAACTGGCACAGATTAGAGCATACAGTTCAGTGCTGACACTATCACAGATACGAGCATTGTACTCAGTACACGGTTCTCGATTCTTGCCTACTACAGAACGAGCCAAGGATCCTACTGACAACAAACAGGTGGTGGCCTACAACAATGGTGGTGGTGTAACTGTATCAAAATCTGATTCAGTATCCGGTGGCGGATTTAGTGCCAGTTATTCAGTATCTACCTATGCCACATACAATCAATCAGCCAGTGCCCAAGTTACTAAAACTGGTGCCGCGGTCTATGTTGGACAATCATACAGCGTAGGTGCCGAAGCTACAGCAGAAGCAGGCAACGATTATATTGGTTGCCAAATGCGTGCCTGGGTAGATTTGACTGTCACCAACGAAGCCTATGCTGGCGCTGGACTGGATGGCAACAATGCTTATGTTACTGCCGGCGCCTGCTGTATAGTACGTGCTGAAACAGGCGCCGAAGTGGGCGGCCACATTAGCGATCCATATGGTCCAGATGTCACAGTCGGAGCGGGGGGTTGTGTGTATGCTCAATCAGGTGCCAAAGCCGAAGTGGTTATCGAAATTGGTCAAAACGGTGTACAGATGGCCGGCGGCGCAGAAATTGGTAGTTGCGTGGGAGTAGAAGGCAGTGTCACTGTACAATACGGTCCAGCAGGTGGTAACGCAACAGCTGGCGTAACTTATGGCGAAGATCATTTTGCCGCTGGTGCTGGTGGACAGGCCACTTACAACGATGGCAAGGTCACTATAGGTGTATCTGGAGATCTTGCTGCCTATGTGGGCATAGACGGTGTTGATGTCAGCGGTAGTATGGACTTTAAACAACTGGTAAGAGAAGGGCTACAGGCTTATCAAACAAGTAAATCTCTCTACGAAAACCGCACACAGATTTACAATACTGCGGTATCCCTGTCTAATCAAGCACAGTCTGCATTGACCAATCTAGCAAACAGCAAAGCCGCAGAAACTGCTAAAACATTCACTGATGCTGGTTATGCCATTGAAGGCGGTATTGTTAAAACAGGTGGCAAGATAGCTGATGCCTGTACAGATACTGCTGGTAAAGCAATCAAAGCTATTTCAGGGGGTGGCAAAATTGTGTGTACCATGATGAATGAAGAGTACGGCTTTGGATCATATCGCAATGCCATATGGTTGCGTTATGGTGCCAACTTGCCGGAAGCTGATGTTTATCAACGTGGTTATCATACCTTGTTCTTACCATTGGTGGCTTATGCCAAGAAACCAGGTGTGACCAATCAATGGGTCAAGTCTGCATTGGAACACATCGCACGTCACAGAACAGCTGACATCTATCAAGAGATGAAAGGACGTCGTAGAGACATGTTAGGTCGAGCGTATCGCACAGTGTTAGAACCATTATGTTACATCACAGGAAAAATCACTAAGTAAATTACTATGAGCCAAGCACAATACAACTTAAAAACTAAAACAGATTACCTACATCGCAAGATGTTCCTGGATCCAGCTGGTCCGGTCACAATCCAACGCTTTGAAGAAGTCAAGTACAACAAGATTGTGAAATTTGAACAGGAAGCCCGTGGTTTCTTCTGGGTGCCAGAAGAAATCAGCTTGACCAAGGATGCCAACGACTTCAAAGAAGCCACGGATACAGTGCGTCATATCTTCACCAGCAATCTGCTAAGACAAACAGCCCTGGACAGCCTACAAGGTCGTGGCCCCACACAGGTATTCACACCAGTGGTATCGATTCCTGAACTGGAAGCCTTAATGTACAACTGGGGCTTCTTCGAAACCAATATCCACAGTCGTAGCTACAGTCACATCATTCGCAACATCTACAATGTGCCCAAGGAAGTGTTCAACACCATCCACAACACAGAAGAAATCGTCGGCATGGCCAGTAGTATCGGTCTCTACTATGATCGCTTACACATGATCAACTGCCGTAAGGAACTACAAGAAAAGTTTGATGAGCAAGAACATATCAATGCCGTCTGGTTGGCACTTAATGCTAGTTACGGTCTTGAGGCATTCCGTTTCATGGTGTCATTTGCCACCAGCCTGGCCATGGTTGAGAATCGCATCTTCATCGGCAATGGCAATATCATTAGCCTGATCCTACAGGATGAAATTCTGCACAAGGACTGGACTGCCTGGATTATCAATCAAGTGGTCAAAGAAGATCCGCGCTTTGCACAGGCCAAACGAGAGTGTGAAGCTGAAGTGTATGCCATGTACGCCGATGTCATTGAGGAGGAAAAGGCCTGGGCTGACTACCTGTTCCAAAAAGGACCTGTGATTGGTCTTAACGCACAGATTCTCAAAGACTTTGTGGACTATACCGCAGTGGGTGCTCTTAAAGAAATTGGAGTCAAGTATCAGGCTCCTGCGCCGAAGAGTACACCCATTCCGTGGTTTATGAAACATGTAAATACTTCAAACAAACAAACAGCCTTGCAAGAATCAGAATCAACAAATTATGTAATAGGAGTCATGAGCGATACACTCGATTACGACGCATTACCCTCATTATAATAACAACAAGGAAAACAACTATGAAAGCTATCGTATGGAGTAAAAATCAGTGCCCATTTTGTGTTCAAGCAAAAGCATTATTAGAATCACGGGGTATTGATTACGAAGAACGTAATGTTCAAACGGATTGGACAAAGGAACAATTGTTGGCAGCAGTGCCCGCAGCAAGAACATTACCACAGATCTTCTTGGATGATAATTACATTGGCGGATTTACAGAGTTACGACGACACCTACAAGGATAACATGAAAGTAGAATTAAATAAGGTTTATACACTTGCCCTAACAAACGCAAACGAAATAGTGTGCAAAATCATTGCCGAAGATGAAATATGCTACACAGTTGAACAACCACTCAGTGCTGTACCTACAGAAAAAGGTATTCAGCTTATCTATACTGTGTTCACTGGAGATCCCAAGGAAACAGCCGCTATAAATAAAACGGCAGTAGCAATGATATGCTCAACTCGTGAAGAAGTTGGCGATCATTATTTGGAAGCCACCACAGGCCTAAAGCCAGTGCGCAAGCCATCAATCATAATGGGATAAAAAAATGCCAGCAGTGCAACGAGTAGGTGATCAAGACACAGCCGGGGGAGTGATCACCCAGGGTGATACTTCGGTTTTGGTCAACGGCAAACCCGTTGCCATTCCCAATGAGCCGGTTACTACACACCCACCTTATGGACGTGGTACCGACCCGCATCATCATGCTCATACGCAGTCTTCAAAAAATTCTACAGTCTTGGTCAACGGCAAACCAATCCTGGTCGACGGTGACACAGATTCATGTGGGCATGTTCGAGTAAATGGCAGTCCTGACGTGTCAATAGGGTAATCGTGGCCACCGGATCATTGACTGCACTACAACTGGATTCTGCTGCAGGCCTGTTGCAGAATCAGGGTATAGGAATCAATGCCAATCTCGTTACGGCCATTTCAGCTTATAAAAATACTGCATTGATCGCACCGTTTTTGAATACCATTGCTGTGGGCAACACTGGAAACATATTGTCAGCCAACACTGTGTCTTCGGTTGAAACTCTGGCGGCCAATACATGTGCTGCCTTGAGCAATAGTATACCACCCAAATACAGCAGTCTGGGAAACCAGATGACCACGCTGATTTTGAATCAAGCTACCACGGACATATGTGGTAACAACGTCAGCAAGCTGACGCAGGCAGTTAACCAGGCCCAGGCATATACCAGTCAAACCAGCACATTTATCAACAGTGCCATAAACTCACAACAGTATCTTGGCAATACGTTTACCACAATGAACAGCATGATCACTGGTGGTATCACCAATGTAAATTCAGCCACTACTGCATTTGGTACAGACCTGGCCAAACTTGGTCGGCTAATCAATCTTAAAAACCTTGGTAACTTTGGCAGCCCATTGTCTTTGGTACAACAGTTGTACACCTTGAGTGGTATTGTACCTGCCTTGTCGGTGGCATTTGTTGCTGCCGGAGTATCTCTAGACATAGTGTTAAATTTGACCAATCCCACTGTGACAGTGACCGACACTGCTCAACGGCTCATGTATCAGGCCATGACAAAAATTACCGGCAATGATCTGACTCAAATTTTGACAGTGTTGGGAGTGACCACTGTGGGCATTGAAACCATGGCTGACTTGTTGAATCCTTTGAAATTGTTCCCCAACAGTTATCGAAGCCTGACTGTGCCAACTAAACACGGTCCAGTGGCCATATATATCAATGCCACAGGATCAGTTAACACTGCTTTAATCAGACAGTTGCCACCTTATGTAGTGAGCAGTACAGTATGATAGCCTACGATAGACTCAGCCAAATCGTTCCAGCTGACCAGGCTCTGGCAGCCAAGGCCTTGGCCACCAGCCTTCAGCAAATTGCCGGCATAACCAATATGACCTTGCCGGTCTTGGCCAACACAGTGTCTCAAATGCAGACCACCAATAATTTGCCATTGATCAGTGCATTGACTCAGGCTGTTCCAACTCCTATAGCCAATTATATTGCTAATCTAGCCGGAACCGGTGGTAAACCAATTGTGGTATGTGATGTGTTGGGAATAGCTGCCGGATATCAAGTAGCCCAACAATTTGCCAATACCGTGGCAGAATTTGGCAATATCAATCTAAATCATCTGACTCAGATATACCAGACCATGAACAGCGTGGTCGGCAGTGTGTATGGAGATCCCATCATGGGTCCAGTGACTATTCCTACCGGTCAACCGGCTGCTGGTACCTATTATGCCGATGTACAAACCAGCAACACTGGTAATTCAGGAAATAGCATGTCAAATGTGGTAATGGCCACAGCCGCTGATGTTGCATTTACTGGCAATGCGGATCCAGACAGTACCAATCCACCTCCCACCGGACCTGGACTACTTCCGGTAGCCCAGATTGAACTGGCCAACATTGACACTGTCAGTACCGCACAGGTCGCTGTGCTAAATTCCTACTTCTCGTCCATGGCCGCACAGGTCAAACAAGAACAAAATCTGCAAAGTCTGGCTCAGATAAATTTTGCCACTCTTACAGCCAATGATGTTTCAACAGTTTACAGTTTGATTTACAGTTTGCCTTCGTACGGTCAACAACAGGAAACTGGCGGCCAAACACAGTTCTGGGAAGGGGTTGCCAACATCAATACGTTTACTGGCCAGGCAGTGGTGGCTACTCTACGTGAAGGTCACAATCGCGTTGCCCTGAACCATGCCGGAGTACAGACCAACAGCACAGTTCCGTCTGCTCCAACACCACCAATCCCTCCGGCCAATTTAATTCCATCCACATACTCGCCGGCTCAAGCGGCCAATGCAGTAGTCAAATAACCGTTGTAAAAAAGCCACAACCAAACGATTGACCCAAAATAGCTCTTTTGTTATACTAGCATTACAGTAATAATAAAGGAGTGAATATGTTTGAAACTGCTGTGGATCAATTGGTTAAGGTCGCCCTTACTAACGAACCGGTCAAAACCGAGTTCTACAATGGCACCTTGTTTGTCCGTACCATCACCGAGCGTCAAGCCCGTCGAGTATTCCACAGATTATCAGATGTCCTAGGCTTGGGCACAGTCCAAGTAAGCCCAATCGGCGACACCGGCGAATATGCCTTTGATTTCGTTGCAAAAAAACAACAGACAGAAGATTATAGTCCTTTTGCCACGGTGAATAGTTAATGTCAAATCGTACCTTGATCATCATTGGCTGTGTCTTGTTGACCGTGCTGTTGTTTCGTCAAGAAGTTCGCATGGACATGCTTGAAGAAAAGCTAGATGATATTATTCAAGTCAAAGAGCATATCAATTACACCCGTAACGATGTGGATTGCCTAACTCGTAACATTTACTATGAAGCTGGGGTAGAAGATGCCCGTGGCAAGTATGCTGTAGCCCATGTCACTGTAAATCGACTCAAAACAGGATACTGGGGAAATTCAATTTGCAAAGTGGTATATGCCAAAAGTCAATTTAGTTGGACTCTGGCTAAAAAGTTGCCCAAGCCAGATTCACAACTATGGGCCGAAAGCGAAGTGATAGCCCGGCGAGTCTTGGCTGGTTCTCGTGTGCGTGGACTTGCTCGCAGTCTATATTATCATGCAGTTTATATTCGAGACCCTGCCTGGGCAGATCCTTCGGCAGAGCTTGGACAAATAGGAAATCATGTGTTCTACAGCCGTGCAAAAGGGTCAAATTTGGCGATTTAACGCCCGGTTGACTAGAAATGCCCAATTTGTTATAATAGTTGTATAGTTAATAATAAGGAGCCGGCAATGAATCATCTAAGTCAATACACTGTAGAAGAATTGCAAAGTTACTTTAGCGATTTCCACAAGGACTACTTTGGATTTCGTCCACGCTCGGCCACTCCTGAACAATGGCGTGACCGTGAATATTTAGAAGCTGGTATCAATGCAATCCATAATACCATGGATGCTAAAAAACTAACCTTTGAAGGTCGCGAAGAACTTCGTGCCGCAGGTTGGGTCATCAACGAAGAAGACTACAACGACATCATTGATCCCTTAGAGTATGCGGCCTGGTCAGATTATTTAGATGCCGAAGCTTATGGGGAGATGATGTAATGGAAAAGAAAACTCCCAAAATTGTTTGGCACGATGCCTTACAAAAAGAAGTTGAAAAATATCAATCCTTAAAAGAATACAAAATATCTTACAAAATGAAACCCGAAGATATTATGACTTTTGTATCCGGATTACATACTGTTCAGTTAGATATGATCGAAACAGTAGTGGCTTCGAAAGAGCGACAAGGCTTTCCAGAAGCTAATGCAGTGATTCGTCATATCCAGGAAAAGAAATGAAACAGCATTCTTTTCGAATATGGTGCCAGGAAAAGTGGTTTGAACATAAGGACGAGTTGGAGTCTTACGGACAACCCTTGGAACATACAGCACAACAGTATTTTGAAAAGTATAAATTTTGGCTCAAACGTGAGTATCGCCATCAACAAAATGATTAAACATACAGTTCTTGTTGGCATTATTGCATTGAGTGGGTGTGCTGCCCAATCCTTGCGACCACTGGACTACAGTGATATGGTTGGATGGAAGAACGATTGCGGCCGAGCTCAACAGCAAGTTGACTACTTGCAAAACAGAGTCAACACATACCGAGAATACTTCAAGGATCACCCGATCACTATAGAAGATCAACGATATATGGGCAAACTTAAAAACAATCTTTGGTCATTGAGATCATCATGCTCCGCTCTACAGCGTTAATCCTTGCTCTTGTAGCCACAACCGCACAAGCTGAATGCTTTGTTCGTTCGGCTATGTCTAGCCAGACTCGTGCAAGTATTACCGCTATTGCCGACGTTGATCCATTTGTAGTTCCTATTTCTGCTACACAAAACAAGTGTATAGTAAATTACCGAGCACAAGTCAATGGTAATTGGGTCACAGTAGAAGGAACCAGCATAGGAGCAAAGTCCTTGAGCGAGGAAGAACTGTGCCGTGGTGCCATAGATTCGAGCCGGGCGCAATTATTAAGTAAAACTGATGCTAGTAATTTAAACATAGAAACTAACATGGTATGCGATGAGCGTCCAGCAATCCAAGTTCGAAACGTTCGTATTGGCGAGCTTGTGCGTGAAAGCGAAGTCCGCCCGCATCCAAACTTTCCAAAACCTTTCCGATACAGAACAGCACAATGTCGTTGGTTTATTGAACCAGAACCACGAAACTCTGACCTGCTCCAAAGGCAAGGTATCATTTGTCAGTCCGCCGGTAACAATTGGATTGTGATTGACAAATGGTAAGAATTGTAGTATAATGTCGTTATTGAAACCGAACCCTAAGGGGAATGAAATGAAAAAAGTATTGATTGCAACAGTTGTGACAGGTATGTTGACCGCTTGCGGAACCAGCGGCACCAATTATAGTGCCGCGTACTCGGGCCAGAACAATCTGCAGACAGCACAGATGAACTCGGCCATTGAACAAGCACCGGCTTGGATGAGCAAGTTGCCCAAGGCACCTGGTTACATCTTTGAAAACGGCACAGCTACTTCAAGCGATTTTGGATTTGCCGATATCAAAGCCAAGGCAATGGCCTATGCTAAGATTTGCACAGCCGCAGGTGGTAAGATCCGTCAACAGACCAAGATCTTTAAGTCAGACAACGGTGACGTAGGTGTAGATCACAGCGAATTGGCTATCCGTAGCATGTGTGCCGACATTGACATCACTGGTGTAGAAACTGTAGAAATGAAACATGTGTCAGAAGGTAATCGTATTCGTACCTATGTGTTGGTAACCTTACCGCTTGGTGACAAGAACGTGTTGAAGGCCACTAAGGATGCACAGGCTCGTGCCCCAGAAGCATTCCGAGAGCTAGATGAAGTTACCGGTGCTAAGAAGCCAGTGGAAGTTACTCCAGTGCCGGCACAACCCGGTAATACAGTCAGCGTGGCTCAACCCGATGGCACCGCATCCACACTGAACTTGATGCCAGTGGAGAATGCCGAGTATAAGGCTCGTCGTGAAGAAGCCTTGAAAAAACCCGGAGCCGTAATCGGACAAGTTAGTATTGCCAACTAAGAGCTTAAATAAATGAACTCGATAGACTACACTGCCGAGCAATTTAATGAGATCAAAGTGGCCGCTGACTGGATTAGAGACCTTGAAAGTAGCGACAGCCGATTACACAAAGAATCTGTAATTGAAAAGGCCCTGATGGCAGCAAAATTGGGCAGTGCTAATGCACAATGCTTCTTGTTCAACTGCTATCAAGCCTACAATCCCTACTATGTGTTTGGTGTCAAGAAGGTACCAGAAACTGAAGGATTGGATCACAAGCCTAATCCCTGGCCCAAGTTCTGGGCCATGTTGGAAGCACTCCGAACTCGTAGCCTTACCGGACACAATGCCAAGACTGCTATTGAATTCATGAGCGAGCAGTTTGACTCAACCGAATGGAACGGCCTATGCCGCAGAGTCATTATCAAAGACCTACGCTGTGGCATCAGTGAAAAGACACTCAACAAGGTGTTAGAAAATACCGAGTGGCGTATTCCGGTGTTTACTTGCCAGTTGGCCACAGATTCTGAAAAG